CGTTCATGTCCCCTATGATCCGGTTCTCCGCCGCGCGCTGCTGGGCGTGTTGGCGGTTTCCCTTGTCGCTCAGTTTTCCGAAGTCAGGTAGGACGGAGTGGAGGGGTATTTCGTTAGGAGGAAGCTTGCCGGTTTTGACGAAATCGCGGATTTGGCCGCCTATGACGTCCTCGGTAGCGACGTCGGGTTCGGCGAGTGAGGCAGCAGGTCGAGGACGGGAGCCGCCGCCCAGTAAGTATTTCATAAGCTCTTCCGCGCGGCGGGTTTCCTCGTCCTCGTCGCCTTCGCCAAGCTTTATGGTCTCCGCCGGGGGTTTTTCCTCGGCGTCGTCGAATAAAGATTTGGCGCCGTAAATGGCGGCGGCGGGGAGGCCAAGGTATTTGAAAAGGTTCCCTAGAAAACTTCCCTCTTTGGGAGGTTTGCCGGTGGGGGTGTCCTTTTGGGCGGGGGTGTCCTTTTGGGCGGGTTTGGGACCGGTGGGCTTTGGACTAGTGCCGGTGCCGGGAGGTGCGGTGGTGCCGGGGGTTGCTTCGGCTGTTGGTGTGCCGGTAGTGGTCCCGGTAGTGGTCCCGGGAATGTCGTGGGGGCCGGCCATCTCTCCGCCTATAATGGGGAAAAGATCCCGTAGGCTGGGAATTACTTGCCCCAGCCCTTCTTGCAGCGCGGTAGCCCCGCTCAATATTTGAGGCGAGGCGGCAGCCCCCAGTTGGGCCATCGGATCAGCAGAGGCTGCCGGATCGGCGGGGGCGGAGGGGGCGGCGGGATCGGCAGCGGTGGCGGTGGCCGCAGCGGCGACGGGGGCGGTCTCAGAGTCACTATTAATCAATTCCTTTAAGGCGGCCGGCGCGGCCATGAGAAGTTTCGAGACGAGACTCAGCTGGTCTGCGTTCGAAAGAGCGGTGGCGCCGGCGGCGGTGGCTAGGATTTGTCTAATTGCGGGAATGTCCTTATATCTGCTGGCGTGCTGAAGAATTTTCGGGAAGGCCGCTACCGCCGAGCCCATGAATGGGACGGGCGCCGCTCCTCCAGCGAAGTCTTCGCGGGGTAGGTCGTGTATGGATACGGTATCAAATGTCTTTGCCATGATTAAATCTCCTATACGCGCGAGGCGGAGCTACCAAGCGGTTGCAATTCAAGCTATGCGGCGACGGCGGCCCTTGACGTAGTCCTTCAAGGGTACGCGCATGAAGCCGTCCGGGCATAATAACCCGGGGTTTCGGCGAAGCATGCGCTTCGTCAGGCGTTTCTTCTTGGGTGCCCGGTAGGCGCTCGCCGAGTCGATGTTGTAAATGGCTATGGCCGCCGCCAAGACGTGGTCGTCGTGGTGGCCGGGGGCTGCCGTGGGTTTGCCACGGTCGTTTATTACGAATACCTTCATTTCCTGAAGGATTCCCAAGTCGGGTATGTCGAAGTTGCGGTCCATTAGTTCAGCTGCCATGTGGTCGATTACCGTCTTGCGGGTGATCTTGTCCGTGCTCCAGCCGTAACTCCTTTCAACCATGCCCATCGTATCCAGAACCTTGCGACGGCGGTAGACGCTTACACCGTTGTCCAAGAGGTATTTTACCAAGGCTAGGCCGCTGTTGTTTACCTCGGGGACCACGAAGGCCCGGCCGTATAGCTTTGCGGCAGCGGCAACCTCTTCGGCCAGTACCCCAATGTCCAAGCGAGAGTGGTGGAGGGCTACCAAGCGGGGGACGTGCCAGTTGCCGTTCCAGTCCTCGTAGGGGCCTTTCCAAACTTGGACAGAGTGGAAGTCGGGGTCGGCGGCCAAACCCTGCATCTGCTGGTCTTCGCCCGTACAGGTGTCGACGCTGATTAAATACTTCGAGTCGTGCTCGGGTTCCTCGTAGATTTTCCATGAGCCGCCGCGATCAGGGCGTAAGTCGGCGGAGCGGTCGTCGTCCTGAAGGGCTATCGTGCAAAGACGGTGGGTGGAGCCTTTGGCGGCGGTTATCATCTCAGCCAAGAATTCCGGGTGGAAGCGCGGGCGACTCGACATGAGGAAACATTCCTCGGGGTCGCTCGGGTATTCCTGACGGAATTTGCTTATGTCGCCGTTGCACTTGTCCTGCAAGACGCGGCGCCGCCATTGGAGCTGTTCCATGCCTACGCCGAAGCGGTCGATCTCGCTCTTTTCGTCGTCGGTCAGGGTATCCTCGAATTTTTTAAGGTCGGCTTTGGATTTGAAAGGTATGCGGCTGTCGTCGAATTCGAACCATGCCGCGAATATCTTGGCCCATTCGTTGTCTTGTACCCATGTTCGGTAAAACCAGCCGGCGGGGCCGTTGGGGGTGGAGTCAGCTACGCAAAGGGAGAGATTGTCGCCGTCGTATAGAGATTGTAAGTAGCCTAAGGCCGGGTCCTTTGCGCCCATCATGGGCCAAAAGGCAGTTTCGGTCATGTTGCCCACTTGAATCGTGCCGCTTCGACCCGCATTCTTGGAGCCGGCGGTCTCCTTGCCGTAGTGACTGCCCGAGCTGAGCTTGATCAAGTCGACCAAGTTTCCGCCGTCTTCCAAGTTTCCGCCGTCTTCAGACCATGGGAAGGCGTCGTTCTCGGCGTAGCGGCGGTAAATTTCGAATACCTTGTCAGACGTGCCCGATATGTCGCCCATTAGGCTGCCCGCCAAGTCCGCGTGCTTGCGCATGTGGTGGTAAGTCAACGCCTGCGCGCAGGTACTTGCCCCCTTTTGGCGGGGTTTCAGGATTACCATCTTGCAGGGTTTGCCCTCAACCTGACATTGGCGGTAGTGGGCGAACATGCGGCGTTGTAAAACGTTCGGTTCGGGGCGGATGGTCTTGCCCCGCTTGTCCTTGATTATTGCGAAAGTCGTGAACCATGCCTCGGGGTCGACACGGATGAGGTCAGTGAGCTGCTCGGGGGTGGTGGTCATCCCTTGCGCTTGCGGGCCTTCCGGCCCTTGGCGTGGCGTTTGCTGTTTATGACGCGGAGGCAGCCCATGGTGTGGTTATATGGTTATACGGCTCGCATGCCGCGACCGGCTAAAGCTTGTTTGTGGCGCTGTTTTCGGGCTTCCAAGCCCCCTTGTTGGCGCGCCGTTCGGGCTTCCAGACCCGCCTGATGAGCGGAGCCTTTTCCGAAACGGGGGCCGCGACCGGTTACTTGGCCCGGTCTGGGGGCGCCTTGTTGGACCTGAGCTTGGACCGGAGGGAAGTTTTGTTGCTGAAATTGCTGGTTTTGGCGTTGGATGTCCTCTTGTATCTTGCGTTGGCGCTCGTCCGCGTCGGCCTTGTCCAAGACGTTTTGGAATTCTTGGTTGGCGCCCATGTCGAAAGGTTCACGGGCGGCTTCCTCGCGTTCGGCGGCCGGGCCGCCGGTGAAGGAGTTGATTTCATACCCTTCCTCCTCGTCCATGGGGGGACCGCCGCCGCCAAATAGGGAGTCGATGGCGTAGAGGGCCGAGTCGTACCAAGCCATCCTAAAAGCTCCAAGTCTTGGTTGCCCCGTAGTTAGAACAGCCTGTAAGGCATTCGGCGGCTGCCAAGACCAGAACCAAGACGGCGAAACCGACGAGGATTTTGTTCCTCTTCTTTAGGTCGAGGTACCAGTTTAGAATTTTCTTCAGTATTTCCATGTTATCCCGTGGTTAGGTTGTAAATGATGCTTAAAATCAGTAGTAAAACGTCCGTTAGGGCGTCTCGTTCCAAAAAAAAAGTCCAAGCATGACGACCCAGTACCACTCGCGTTGCAAATGTCCCATTTTAGCTCGCCTCGTCGAAAAAGTTGAAATCAGGGTCGAAATCCAAGGTTTTGCCGCAAAAGTGGTCGATTACCGCTGAGGCGGCTTCTTCCATGTCGACCTCGTCGAGGTCGCTTTCCTCGAACCAGCGTATGAAGACGGATAAAAGCTCGTCTTGGAACTTTAACAGGGGTGGTCTGTCGGGCCTAGACATCTTCCTCGACGTCTACGGGCGTGCCCGCGTCCCGAACGCCCACTTCAGGTAGAGATTGGACGTAGGTTTCCGTGATTTCGCGGAAACTTGCAGCCGAGTTCTGGATTCTGCGCAGTATTTCGTCGGGTGTCGCCGATCGGGAGGTGTTGTCGCTGATTGAGATTTCCGCCCGGGTTGCAGGTTTGCCGAATCCGTACTCCAGAAGCAGTTTTGCCGCGTGAAAGCGTACGGTGTGGTCGGGTTTGTCCACGTAGTTGACCCCACGGGGGCGTTTCGGGTCGCGTACCCGGGATACCTTCGTTGCCTGCAGGCCTTCCCGAAGGGTCTGGATCGCCGATTCGACGTCGTTGTCCCTGATAAAGATCTGGATGTCCTTGCGGAGACCTTTTACGGCCTTCGTGTTCGCTACTGCGGGAGATGCCATGCCCGGAGAGTAGTTAAAAATCTCATATAACCACAGCGGTTGTAAAAGATACCTAGGGAAAGGACTCCTTTTAAGGGAAGGGGGGAGCCCCCGGGGGGAGGGGTGGGGCCCCTTATATATTTATTCATTATCGTCGTCATCCTCAATCGTTAGTTTCGGGCGGTATCCCTCGGGGTTGGGGGGCGGGTCGTTTCTTTTCGCCCTTCGATTGCAATAGTATAGTCCACCTTCGGCCTCGCCAATGACTCTTATCGTGCTGCAGCCCGCATAAA